GCGAGCCGTGAGCGTGAACGTTAATGTTGATACGGTCGGCGACGCTCGAATGCTTGGCCCGCATGTCGGCCAATGCCTTCGCGCGAGCCTGAACCTTCAAAGCGTGGGGGCGAGTGACCTTGCCGCCGAACGTTTCCGCGACCCTCGCATTCAAATCAGGACGAAGCTTCACATACCCCATGTTTCAGCCCCCTTCGGTGGAACGGGCGGAACGATACGGTTATGAGCCAACTCGGCCGCATACACGCGGCGAGCCGGAAACTCGTAATGCCTAGCCATATCGGACGAATGAGGAAGAAAAACCGGCGAACCGTCAACCTCATAGCATGAGCCGTTGAACCAGAACCGTGAATAGAAGTCCCCATGCCATTCCGGCGCGAGAACCTTCACCTGATTCATCTCACGATTACCGCCAAACTTCTGCGGAGTCGTATCCTGCGCCCAATTCTCACTCATGACGCTGTTCTTCTGGGTACGTCCGACCACGCAACAGTAAACCTCGTGAACATCCGCGGTATACGAGACTCCGCCACTGGTGATGGACGGCACGAAACCACCCGCACGAACCACATTGGAAACCGTGGCCGGGTCAAGAACCCTACCATCCGCATCCAAATACTTTGGGATAGTCGTGCTCCCGTGACACGTCACCCACGGGGTCATACCCTCATAGACGATCACGTCACGGTGAAGCAGATCGTCAGAAGCCTGCCTTTTGACATCATCGAACTCGTCGAACAGATGTCCGCCGCCTATTTCGTCGGCATCGACATCATCGAAGAGATGCCCTGTGTCAAGCGTTTCGCCCTCCATCAAAGCCCCCAGATTCTGTTGACGCCGACGAACACCGTTCCTATTGGCCCGTTCCCCTCCTCGTAACCGAGAAGCAGCTGCTTTTCGCGTTTGCTCACGTACAGGTTCGGGGAAGCGTCATAGGATGGCGGATTGTCCTGCGGACTGCGATTCTCATACGTGTAGGAGCCGTTCGTCTCCGACTTCAGATCGGTCCATCGCATCACGCGAATGACCATCTGGCAGACGACATAGGCGAACGTCTCCTCATCCAGATAGCCGTTGTTCAGGCGCGGCTCCACGTTCGGACTGCATGCCAGCGCCATGTTCGCTGCGACACGGCACTTGTGAATAACCCACTCGTTCGAATACCGGTCGGCGAGACGCCTGTCATCGACCAACTCCAACTGCATGTACTTCTTCCAGTCGATACCGGACGCGATGCTGCTGGACACGGGAACCTCCTACAGGCTACAGAACCTTCGCCTTGAAGGTCGATACGGCGTCCTGCAACACCGGCAACGCGGTGCCGTTCACCCACAGGTCGTAGTTGGCCGGAGCGTAATGGTGCATCATGTACGCAACGAGACCTTTGTTGACATTCTTGCCCAACTCGAACTCCGCATCCTGGCCTTCCGCAGTCGGACCATCCGCGGTGAAACCGAGAGAATCGTCGTTGTAGGACGGGAACAGGATGAACGTGGAATCCGGAATGAGCGTGTTGGTGTCCACGTTCATCTCGAAGTTGTTGTCCAACGACAGGGACTCGTACAGTTCATCGATGTAGCGGATGTCGGCCAGCTGGAACTTCACTCGAAGGATGTTCTCGACATCGGTGCGGAACAGGCTGGTCGGTGAATGCTCCAGATCCATCTTCGAGAACGCGGTACGCATCTGCTCGTTGGTTGTCAGCGCATCGATGACCGCTGAGGTGGTCAGCACCGCGTGCGGCGCGCGTCCGCGTGCGGTACGCATGAGCTTGACCCACTTCTTCAGGTCGGCGAACACGTCCGCCTTCGGGTCGCTCCACTTGACGGTCGGAACGACATTCTGCTGGTTGGTTGGACGGCCGAACGAATAGGTGACGAGTTCGCTTGCGCGATCATCACCCTCCTTGATCTTGATGGTCGCGTCCATCATCGCCTGAATGCGTTCAAGCTCCAAAGTGACTGCGGCTTCGCGGCCCATCTGCTCAAACAGCTTCTCGGCCTTGTCGTGCACGTAGTCGGTGGCGCTCTTCTGCTTGGAAGCCTTCGCCACCTCTCGTTCCGTGATGTGCCCCATGCCGGACAATGGGAGCAGTCCGGTGTGCTTCTCGGCGGAAACCTCGGTGCTTTTGACGTGCGGAACCTCGGCATCCAAGGCACGACGCTGCATGGCGCGTGTCTTGACGACCGGAAGGTTCGGAGTCCAAGTGACAGTCCAGTCGCCTTCATTGGACTTCATAGGGAACATCTGCGCGAACGGCAGCAGGCCGTTCACGAAATCGAAACCTGCCTGAGCGATCTCGGTGGCCTCGCTCGGCGGAATGATGGTCTTATCAAGTGCCATCGAATCTCCTTACATATAAGAAAACCCGCCACGATGGGCGGGTTTTTAGAATGTTTCTTAGGTAACGCGCGTCAGGCTAAGATGCCGGCGCTCTTAAGGGCCGTCTTCAAAGCGGCAACAGTGTCTTCGGACGGAGCCGCGACCTTCTTCACGCCGCCGAGAGCATTGCTGGTTGCGGCCGGAAGGACATAGGACGCGGCCGAACCGGACGCGACACCGGCAAGACGGGTGACGGAATCGTTCTCAACGTCATAGAAATCGCAGTCCCACACGGCGCCCTCCTCGGGCACGACCGGAAGCTTGGACTTCACGATGTCACCTCGATACGTCATACCGACAGTGGGATCATCGACATCCCAGCCAGCCAGCGTGATGTTCACGGCCACTTCGGACTCCAACAATCCAGTGATCGCGGTCTGACGGCCATCGGTGGCCGTCTTGTCGTAGGGGCCGTACATGTCCTTGTTGGTTCCGCTGGTGATCTTCGCCAGCGGGATGCCGCTTCGGATGTACACGGTGGTGGCCTTCGGCCCCACACCTGTCAGATACTTGCTGTCAGTGGTCTTGAACAGTTCAGGAACGATGACAACGGAAACGGAATCGTTGCTGTTCTTCTCTCCGTAACGCCAAGAATCGTCAACCTCGTGGGTTACGACACCGGACGTGTGAACCATTTCGATTACCAAGGTTCAACTCCTTAAATCTTGTTGGTTAGTTCTTCTTGCGTCGGGCGTTCCTCTGGCGTTCCATATGACGCCGGTAGGCGTCGCCCTTAGCGGCCTTCGGATTGACTGAGCCCTGCGGATACTCGGCCAGAGTGGATACCCTGCGTGCCAAGGCGTCCTCGCGAACATCACGCTTCGCCGGCTCGGTGTCGAGCGGGTTCAGCTTCGCGTACTTATCCGCCCACTCCTGAATCTTCTCCGGTTCCGTTTCGGAACACAGGGAAAGGGCATCGTCGTTGATCTGCGGATACTGCATCCGCACCTTGAGCCGCGCGTTCTCGGTACGAAGCGAATCGCGTTCCGTTTCCGCGTGTTCCGCGCGTTTGAGGTTCGCCTTCGCATTGTCCTCGTTCTTACGGCTCATGGCCTTCCATTTGGCCACATCGTCCGGTTCGGAGGACTTGTCCTCGCCGGAATCCTCCGGCTTGACGGTCTTCGTATCCGGTTCGACGCTTTGGGTGTTCGGCTCCTGAGCGGACTCCGCACCCGTTTCGGGTTCACTGTTCTGCTGCTCCGTTTCGGGCGCAGTCTTCTTTTCCTCAGGGTCAGCCACCCTTGATCTCCTTAATAAATCTAAGCGGCCAGCCCAAGCCAACCGCGCGAATAGGAAAGCATGGACCTCACATAATCCCATGCCTGTTTCACATGAGCGCCCTTCCTGAACGTGTAGGAACGACCGTCATAGTGAAAGCTCAATGAATTGTCGGAACCGTTAAGAAGCTCCGCGTATTTGGCGTTGAACACCGTCGCACGCTCGTACATGCGTCGCATCTGCTGTTGCGTCATGATCGTGTCCGGCATACGCCATTTCGGAGCCTCGTCATTCTGCTTCCAGTCGCTTCTGGTGAGAATGGGGCCAAGTTCCGAATCGTTGCGCACGCTCACCCTCAACTGCGTGAGGTTCCGCGCAGCTGTGCCACTGCCACCACCACCGGCCTTGGAAGCGGCGTCGTATATCTTCTGCAAGTCATCCGAATTCAGCTTCAGACCGGGGTCGATGTTGTCCCTGATCGGCGCGACGGTGCACTTGCACCTGTTGTGTAGGGGCATCAGGTCGGAGCGGGAGAACACGTTGGTGGCAGCGACTACACATAGGCC